AGCTACTTCTCAGAAAAGTGAAAGCAACGAAGCTAATCCTTATAATATGAAAAAAGATTATATTGATTATGACCAACAAAAAGAAGCTGCATCAAAAACATTTCAAGATGCAAATACAATGGCGGTTAAGAAAGACCCTCCTAAAGTTGTTGTGGACTCACAGCAAAATTTAGAAGAAGAGGACACTCCGGAAGAACCAGTCGACCAACCTTACAAAAAGGTTGACTATAAAAAGAGATATGATGATTTAAAAAAACATTATGATTCTCGAGTTAATTCTTTTAAATCAAGAGAAGATGAACTATTAGCAGAACTAAGGTCTAATAGACCAAAGTATAAAGCTCCTAAAAGTGCAGAAGAACTTGATGCTTTTAAAAAAGAATATCCCGATGTCTACAATGTTGTTGAATCTGTAGCTCACATTCGAACTTCTCAAGAGTTGGAAGATGTTAAGCAAGAGGTTAACTCTCTTAAAAAATTAAACCAACAAATTAACAAAGAGAAGGCAGAAGCTAGACTAGCGAGGATGCATCCAGACTTTGAAGAAATTCGTGAGTCTGATGATTTTCATAGTTGGGCAGAAAGTCAACCCGAAGAAATAAAAGGATGGGTGTATGGAAACAATTCAAATGCTGAATTGGCTGCAAGAGCAATAGACCTTTTCAAACAAGATACCGGCAAGTCAAAATCAAAAGAAACATCAGGCGATATTATACCTGCTTCTGAAATGATAAAGATTAAGAACAGTAAAGATATTGGCTATGGTTCGAAAAAGATTTTTACTCGTTCTCAAATAGCGGCTATGTCTCAATCTGAATTTGATAAGAATGAAAATGCTATAACCGAAGCTATGCGAGAAGGTCGTGTCGTAAACGATATGGGCAATCGTAAGTATGGCGGTTCTGGTAACCCAACTTATTAAACAATTAAACAGATATAGTCATCACATTAACTTTTAATTAAATAAGGGAGAATACAATGGCTGTATTTCAAAATGCCAGTGGAGCAGCAAACAATAACTTTAATGCTACTACTGCTGGACAAACTAATGAGTTCTTCGTACCAGAAATTTTCTCGAAAAAGATTCAAAACTTTTTCAGAAAGTCTTCTGTAATCGAAGCAATAACTAACACCGATTATGCAGGTGAGATTGCAGCTTTTGGTGATACTGTAAAAATCATCAAAGAGCCTACAATCACAGTAGCGGCTTACACAAGAGCGGCTTCTACTACTAAACAATACTTAACTGACCAAGAGTTAACACTTGTCATTGACAAAGCTAACTCATTCAAGTTTATTGTAGATGATATCGAAGAGAAATTATCTCACATTAACTTTGCGTCAGTAGGTGCATCTAGTGCAGCATACACACTAAAAGATACTATGGATTCAGAAGTACTAACTGCAATGTTTGCAGGAGTATCTACTTCTTCTCCAGACCATCAATTAGGTGGTGATACTGCAAACGCAGCAGCAGCTTCATTAACAACTACTGACCCAATTGATATGGGTAATGGTAGTTCTGAAGTTAGCCCTCTAAAAATCATGGCTAGAATGGCTAGACTTTTAGATGATTCACAAGTTCCAGAAGAGGGCAGATGGTTTGTCGCAAAACCAGAGTTCTACGAAGAACTAGCTGATACCGATTCAAAACTAATGTCATCTGACTTTAACCAAGGTGACGGAGGTGTAAGAAACGGACTAGTAGCTTCTGGTCAAATCAGAGGATTTTCTATGTACAAATCTTCTAACATACCAGCAACTACAAATGCAACTGGTCAATGTTTAGGTGGTCACATTTCATCTACAGCAACTGCACAGTCAATCCTTAACATCGAAACTCTAAGAGATACCGATACTTTCGGTGATATCATCAGAGGTCTTCATGTTTATGGTAGACAAGTTCTAAGAGATGATGCGGTTGTAAAAGCAATCTACACTATCGACTAATATTAACTTTATATAAAGGGGCGATTAAATTCGCCCTTTTATTTATTATACATATAGAGAGGACAATATGGGCATACCTAAAGACGGAATTAAATACGAAGATGTTATTACTCGTCATCAACCACATATGATGAAAGTCGATAATGCAGCATCAGTACATCATGGAAAAGACTTATATCCAAAAAAATATGGCGTGGTAGATTTACGCAGAGAATGTGATAAAGGTGATATGGGTACAAAAGGAAGAGAAAATTTATATCCAGAAGTAAAGTTAAACAGAGTATAATAAACTATGGCAGCTCCGTTTAGAACATTTTTAGATTTATGTAATACTCTTTTAAGAGAGTTAAATGAAGTAGAATTAACTACTGCAAGTTTTAACTCGGCAACAGGTATACAAAAATATATTAAAGATGTTATTAACAGAGCATATTTTGATATTTGTAATGCCGAAGATAAATGGAGTTTTCTAGCAGTAGGAGACCCATCAAATAATTACTATGGTAACGTAGCAGTTGATACAGTAGCTGGAACACGATGGTATAAGTTTAACGCATCATCAACAGATATAACAACTGATTATAGTTTTATTGATTATGAAAATGTTACATTAACAGAAGAAGGTGCGTCTGGTAAATCAGCACCTTATGAAGTAAGAAATCTTAATCCTATTACAACAGAGTTTTGGACTAAGCATTATGCAATATCAGAAGCAGTAGATAAAAGTGATGCTCAAACATATGGCATCCCACAAAGAATTATTAGAAGTCCAAAGAATGATAGATTTGGTTTATCTCCAATACCCGATGGAGTTTACAAAATTTATTTCTTTGCATATTCACAACCAACAGAATTATCAGCTCATAGTGATACTGTTGTATTTCCACAACAATACACAACAGTACTTTTAGCAAGAGCAAGATATTATGTACATCAATTTAAAGATAACATAAGTCAATCACAACTAGCAGACGCAGAATACAAAAAAAGTTTACGAACAATGCGTGAACAGTTAATAGAACCTTTTCCTGCTACCATGATTGATGATAGATTACGAATGGTATAAACTATGGCAGAGCAAGGTGTATCAATTACTTGCGAAGGTGGTTTGGATTTAGTAGGTACAACGCATACACTATTTCGAACTCCCGGAGTCGCAACAGTTTTAGAAAACTATGAATCATCTATTCATGGTGGCTATCGTAGAATAAATGGTTTTACTAAATTTGGTACAGCACAACCAAGTGGAACAGATGATATAGAAGGTATTTTTCATTATGCTCTTGGTGTCATAGCTTGTGCAGGAAGTAATATTTATTACAGTACGAATGGTAACAGTTGGACACAAGTAAACAAAGATACTTATCAAAATATTACAGGAACAGTTAATGTTTCATCTGGTTCACCTACAGTTAATGCTCATGGTAGTTCTACATTATTTACAACTGACTTATCTGTTGGAGATGATATAAAAATTAACGGAGAAATATTTAACGTTTTAAGTATTACTAATGACCATGAATTAACAGTAGATGGTAACTTTGCAAGTTCTGCTAGTAATGTTGCAATACAGTTAAATGGTGCAACAGCCGCACAATTATCTAGTGGTTCAACAATATCACGAAGTAATCAATCAGATTGTAAGTTTGCTATTTATGAAGGTGAGTCACAGTATGGTGAATTATTTATTGTTGATGGTATTAACAAACCAGCATATTTAAAAATAACAGTTTCAAGTGGTGTCTATACTTATAGCTTTAAAGAAGTAGAAAGGTCTGCTCCAGATAAATCAAAGTTTGCTACAATATTTGGTGAACGATTAATTCTTGCAGGAGACTCGGATAACCCACAAGTTATATCATATAGTACACGATTAAAACCAGAAGATTTTACTGGAGCTTCTGCCGGTACAATTGATGTTGGCGATAAGATAGTAACAATAAAACCTTTTCGTAATAAGTTAATTGTATTTTGTGAAAATAGCATATTCCAAGTATCGGGCTTAGATAGTACAGCAGTCGTATCGGGAGTCACAAAAAATATTGGATGTGTTCATGGTAACACAGTTCAAGAGATAGGTGGTGACCTTGTATTTCTTGCACCAGATGGTTTAAGAACAATTGCAGGTACAGCTCGTATTGATGATATAGAATTAAGTTCTATTAGTAGAAAAATACTACCTTTATTTAGAGATAATATTTTTCCAAATTTATCTAATATTGAATTTGCCAGTATGGTCATAAGAGAAAAAAGTCAATATAGATTATTTTACTATAAAACTGGAACATCTAATGCAGCTCAAAAAGGTATTATAGGAACGTTTAAAATATCTTCAACTGGTGCGGCAGTATATGAGTGGAGTGAAACAAAAGGTATTCCAGCAAGACGAGTACACGCAGGAACAGATGTTAATGGTAATGAAGTATTATACCATGCCGAAGTAGATGGTAGAGTTTACAATCACGATACTGGTAACAATTTTGATAGTAGTAACATAACAGCAGTTTACAAAACACCAGATTTAGATTACGGTGATTCAGGAATACGAAAAACTTTATACTACATTAAAACAAGTATTAGGTCTGAAGGAAGTAATAGTAATTTAACAATACTTCCTCGATATGATTTTGAAAGTCCAAATGTTCCACAACCTTCAGAGATTAGTATTGGAGCATTATCATCAGTTTCACAATTTGGCGTAGCAGTTTTTGCAACAGGGATATTTGGAGGAACTCAGTTCCCTCAACAAAGAACAACATTAACAGGAAGTGGATTTACAAATAATTTTAGAATAAGAAGTTCGGGAACACAATC